TGAATCAACTAAGCTCGCTTATACGATCGCCCACCACTACACACCTGACTTTATTCTCCCTAACAAACATGTTGTACTAGAAGCCAAAGGCTACTGGTCACCAGCTGATAGGAGAAAAATTCTAGCTGTAAAGAGAGATAATCCAGATATGGATATAAGGATGGTTTTTCAAAATCCTTATAACACTATCTCTAAGAAATCAAAAACTACATACGCACAATACTGTGAACGCCACGAAATTCCGTGGTCTAGTTATGTCAACATTCCACTCGACTGGCTCATCTGACTCTGAATTTGTCAGACACGAGTCATGCCCCAATTGTGGTTCATCGGATGCCAATTCTGTGTATTCCGATGGCCACACTTTTTGTTTCGTCTGTCATACACACGTTAAAGGTGACGGACAAGAATTCCACTCTCATAAGATGACAACCAATGTTTACCTCAATGGCTCAGCCGAACGGCTGCAGAAAAGAAACATCTCTGAAAAAACCTGTGAATACTACAAAATCTACAGAGACGGAGAACTTTTACAGTTCCCTTATTTCAGCAGCGACGGAGTACTACAAGGAAAAAAGATAAAGACAAAGAAAAAAGATTTTAGATATGAAGGAATTTCCACTGATACCTTATTCGGTCAGCATCGTTTCCCTACTACTGGTAAACGCATTGTTATTACTGAAGGTGAATTAGATGCTGCAAGTTGTTATGAGGCTATGCCTGGATGGCCGATGGTCTCCTTACCGCATGGCGCTGCGTCAGCAAAGAAGGATGTCCAGAAACAAATCCCGCTCTTCCAAGGGTATGAGGAAATTGTTTTATTCTTCGATAGTGATGCCGCTGGCCGTCAAGCAACAGATGAGGCTTGCTCAGTATTACCGCCGGGAAAGGTTAAGATCGCAAGACTAGAGACATATAAAGATGCCTCAGATGCTTGTCAGGCAGATGATCTAGAAGCAATCCGAAGAGCAATTTGGGATGCTAAACCATATCGACCTGATGGAATTATCGATGGAAAAACTTTATTAGAAACTGTCACCACACCTGAACCACCTTGCGACCATGAATACCCATTTGACGGACTGCAAACACTACTGCACGGTATCCGATATCGCGAGCTTACGACGATTACTGCTGGATCTGGTCAAGGAAAATCCGCATTCTGTAGGCAACTTGCAGCTCACCTTTTGCAGCAAGGCGTACGGGTCGGCTACTTGGCACTTGAAGAATCTAACCGTAGAACCGCGCTCGGATTAATGTCTTCTGCCCTCGGTAAATCATTACACATGGGAGAACATGAAAGAGAAGAACTCGACGACGCCTTTCAACGAACTATTGCCAATTGGAATCTCTATCTTTTTGATGGCTTCGGTTCTTTCGCTCCGGATATTATCTATAATAGAATTGAGTATCTCGCAACCGGACTGGAGTGCCGTGTTGTATTCCTAGATCACTTGTCGATATTACTTAGCGGATTAGACGGCGATGAACGCCGAATGATAGATACCACCATGACAAAACTACGTTCTTTAGTTGAACGTACAGGTATTTCACTGTTTTTAGTTTCTCATTTAAGGAGAGCTACTGGAGATAAACCTCATGAAGAAGGAGCAAGGGTTACCCTCGGCCAACTCCGAGGATCTGCTGCTATTGCTCAACTCAGCGATACGGTACTTGCCCTCGAAAGAAATCAACAATCCGACACTGATCGAAGCTCTACGACTCTGCGAATTATTAAAAATCGCTATTCAGGCGAAACAGGCGTAGCAGCTCAGTTGAGTTACGACCTATCCACTTGCAAATTTATTGAAGATGAAGTTGAACCCCAATTCGAAGAAACAGAATTTTGAAGGTGTTGACCCTGATAAAAGAGTATGGGAGCACCCTTGGAATACCCATTTAAAGAAGTGGGATGCAGAGCAAGCAATACAAAATGGAGAATTAATTAAACCTAAACCACCTACAACGGAAGCTGTAAAGAAAGCAGTGTTCGTTGATAAAACCTATTCATGGCAAAAGAAGTAAATGAAGGTCAAACTTTAATTTTCGACCTTGAAACTAATGGATTATTGAAAGATGTTTCTCGAATCCACTGCGTTGCCTATTACGACTCACTACTCGATGAAACACTTTCATTCAACGATGAATGCCCTGGGAAAGGTATGTCGTCTCCTATTGTTCGAGCAATACAGTACATCGAACAAGCTGAGACTATTATTGGCCATAACATTATTGGCTACGATATACCAGTTATTCGTAAACTCTATCCCTTCTTTGAGCCTCGCGGCACTGTTATTGATACCTTGCTTCTTAGTCGGCTCTATCATTCACGACTTGACGATGTAGATCGTCTAAAAGATAAGCAAGGGAATATCATTAAAGATGAAAACGGTAAGACAAAATGTAGATGGCCAAACATGTCATTACAGCTTATTGGTAGACATAGTTTAGAAGCTTACGGATATAGGTTAGGCGAATACAAAGGAGCATTCGGTAAGACCTCAGATTGGTCTGAATGGTCACAAGAAATGGAAGATTACTGCGTACAAGACGTAGAAGTTACTAAGAAATTATGGAAGCATTTCCGCCCATACCTGGATGGGTCCAAATGGAACACCAGGTAGCTCAAATACTCACACAACAGGAGATTAATGGATGGCACTTTAATGAGAAAGAGTCTTACGAACTTGAATCAACTCTCCGAAGAGAGCTGGAACACCTTACTCAGGTACTTCGAAGACAATGGCCTTACGTTGGAGGAACGATGTTCACTCCTAAACGAAATAACAGGACACTCGGTTATCACGAAGGATGCGAAAGCGTCCGAATAAAAGAATTAAATCCAACATCAAGAGATCACATTGCATGGATTCTGCAAACACACTATGGCTGGACTCCCTCATCAATAAGCTCGAACGGGAAACCAGTGATAGACGAAATCGTTCTCAAGGATATTGGGACGGATATTGCATTACGTTTTCTACGTTGCCTCGATTTGAAGAAGCAGTTAGGGATGATATCCGAAGGCGTGAACGCATGGCAGAAGCTATGTACGAAGTCTAAGATTCACCACCATTGTTCAGTAGCAACTATTACTCATCGATGTGCTCATCGACGACCGAACCTTGGTCAAGTAAATGCAGAAGAAAGATTCAGAAAATTATTTACCGCCTCGCCTTCCATGTTTATGGTCGGCGCTGATCTTAGCGGGATTGAGCTTCGCATGTTGGCTCACTATTTGGCACGTTACGACAAAGGTCGTTATGCCGATATTCTCCTCCACGGAGACATCCACCAAACAAATGCCGACAAGATCGGAGTATCTAGACGGCAAGTAAAGACAATTTCGTACGCAATGATTTATGGGGCGGGGAACCAAAAACTGGGAGCATCCTTCGATGCATCTCTTAGCAAAAAAGCTGCAGAAAGAAAGGGTAAAGAAATCCGTGAAGCGTTTGTTAACGCCATTCCAGGTCTTTCCGATCTGCTTAAAGGCGTTAAACGGGCTGCGGAAAGAGGTTATGTCCGTTCACTCGACGGTCGTTACATCAGCGTTGACAAAGGGCATCAGTCCCTCAATTACCTCCTCCAAAGCGGAGCGGCGGTCATCGCCAAAAGATGGATGGTACTAGCTCATGAAAACTTACCTAAAAGTGCTAGACAACTTGCATTCATTCATGATGAATTACAATTTGAAACGGAAGAAAAAGACGTAGAAGATTTAAAATTCTTACTTGAATTAAGTGCAACACAAGCTGGCGAATATTACAACTTAAGAATACCAATTGCTGCTGAATCAAAAGCAGGAATGACCTGGGCAGATGTCCATTAACCACCTATGAAATTATTAATTGATGCTGACTATATAGTCTATAAATGTTGTGCAGCGGCTGAATCAGAAGTTGACTTTGGAGATGACGTTATTCTAGTTACTTCATTATTTTCTGATGCTTATGGTTGTGTTCAACGAGAACTAAAACGTATCTCTAACAACATTGGATCTTTTGCTGATCCTATACTGTTCTTTAGTGACAGTATTAATTTCCGCAAAGGTATCAAGGCAGACTATAAAGGTCACAGAAACCGTAAGAAACCTTGCGGATATAGACGTGTTATTAATCGACTCAAGACTGAGAACGAAGTAATAATCATGCCCACACTTGAGGCAGATGACTCAATGGGCATTTATGCAACTAAAAATCCAGGAAATATCATTGTTTCTCCTGATAAGGATATGAGACAAATACCTGGAGAGTTATTTGATATGGAAAATTCCACTCTCATCAGTGAGGAAAGCGGAGCTAAATGGCATCTAGTCCAAAGCTTAGCTGGAGATCAAACTGATGGTTACGGTGGAGTACCTGGAATCGGTGTTAAACGTGCCGAGACTTTATTTAAAGATAAAGGTTACAGCTGGAAAACAGTAGTCGATGCATTTGCAGAGAAAGATCTAGATGAAGATGTAGCTCTTATGAATGCTCGTTTAGCAAGAATACTCACAGTAGATGACTATGACTTCGAAAACAAACAGCCAATTCCCTGGACTCCCTCCGCCGATTACCAAGTTGACGTTGGAACAGGATCTAAAACTTAGAAATATACACGACTGTTTAAAAAAACCTGAGACAAGAAAAGAGGACATTATCACTGTCTTTATGGCTCTACAAGAGCAGTGTTATGTCTTAGGTAATTCACTCACAAACTTAATTCACCAATGGCCAAAGACCCAATCGGACCAACCTATTACAAACGAGGAACTATCGATGTTTGGGATTTTATTAGAGAGAACGGACTCAACTTCCACTTAGGAAACGCCGTTAAATACATCTGCCGAGCTGGATATAAAGAAAGCAAAGTAGAAGACCTTAAAAAAGCAATCCACTATTTAAAGAACGAACTATCACATGCCCAACGTCAGAATTTACCCAGATACGACTCACCAGACACGATTATCTTCTCAGGCACGGGAATTCAGGGAGGTCTATCAGATAACGAATTCAAAGACAGCTGTCATGCGGACTAAACAGAAGAATTTAATTATTGAAGAATTCAAAGAGTTCCTTGAGGCTGAAGGTTTATTGTTCAGAGATAATCCAGACTTACATTCGGAATGTCTAAAAGAATTATCTGATCTTGTGTATGTCTGCTATCAATATGCAGCAAATATGGAATGGGATTTAGATAAAGCCTTACATCTAGTTCATGAAAGCAACATGTCCAAATTAGATGGAGATGGAAAAGCAATATATAGAGAAGACGGAAAAGTACTTAAAGGACCAAATTACAAACCACCAAATCTTTCAACTTGTTTATAAATGGAAGCACAACTCATAACTCGCACAGGGCGGGTCCAGTCATGGCTGGATAATCCTGAATCACGATTACCAGTGTCATGCACGGTCTTTGTTGTTGAGGACTCAATGGAAGGTCCAGACGGGATAGAGGCATCGTGGCGCTTTGTTAGCCATGCCCTCCGTTACGGCGCTGGGTGTGCAGTACATCTATCAAAACTACGTCCTAAAGGACATGAAAACGGGAAGGGGTTAACAGCTTCTGGACCCGTATCTTTTGCAAAAATCTACTCAACATTAAATGAAACGCTCAGACGTGGCGGGGTCTATAAAAATGGTGCTGTGGTTGCACATTGTGATATTGATCATCCCGATGTCTTGGAGTTTATTACAACGCCAAGATCAGAGCTTCCGTGGATCAAGAGGTGCATCAACCTTGATCAGAGAAAATGGGAAAGCACATCTCTTCAAATAAAAGAAGCTTTACTTCACAACATTAAAGGTGGAGATATTTGGCTCAACAAAATTAAACACGATAACAATGGGAAACGTATCTATGGGAACGTCTGTCTTGAGATATATTTGTTCTCACGAGGAACGTGCTTGCTCCAGCATGTCAATCTCGGTGCCACTACAATCGCCAACTTATCAGAGGCTTTCCGTCAGGGTATGTCCGAGCTGTGCGATCTACATAGCCGAACAGGCGTTGGAAGGTCTGGAGAGTACCTTCCGAGTGAAACGGATCGCCAAGTCGGACTTGGATGCCTTGGACTCGCGAATCTCTTGCGACGATATAGTGTTACCTACGAACAATTCGGAAGAGCACTCGGAGTCGTAAATGATGGAGGCTCGATAGTTACACAGGCAGAGAAATTAGCAAGTGAATTTAAGAAAGGTATTGACCTCGCTGCTCAGGTGGCCAGGGATAACAATATGGTCAGAGCCTTCGCTATTGCTCCTACAGCTAGTTGTTCTTATAGGTCACAAGATCTAGATGGATATACATGTACACCGGAGATAGCACCACCTATAGGTAGGACTGTCGATCGTGACAGTGGAACCTTTGGTGTACAAACTTATGAATACGGCGATGTAGAGATCGCTAGTGAAGTTGGTTGGGACGCATACAAACTCGTCGCCGACGAACTAATGAAAATGTTAAATAACACAGGACTTCTTCACGGCTATAGCTTTAACTCATGGAGTGATGTTATAGAATACGACAATGCGTTCGTTGAAGAGTGGTTGCGATCACCGCAGACCTCCTTATATTACTCTTTACAAGTAATGGGAGATGTTCAGGATAAGAGTGATGCGTATGCAGCATTACAAG